TTGCTGTGGCTTTTGCAATAGGAACGCACTTTGGGTACTTCCTTTTTGAACCACTGGCAGATTTTCTTCCACACTCTTGATACTTGCCGCCTTTTTTCTTTGCTCCAATATCTACCCATTTTTCTTGAAACCATTTTGTTAATCCTCCTGTTTTCATTTTACCAGAAGGAACACAATTTGGAACCATTTTGTTTCCTTTTTTTTTCATACCTTTTTGAACATAACCGTCCCAACAAGTTCCTTGACTATATCCACCTTTTTTAAATTTCTTTTTAAAAGTTATACCAATGCCATAAGAAGGTTCTGACTCGCCCTTAAAAACATAATCTTGGCCCTTATATGTTACTTTATCTCTGCCTGAACTTTTTGAATAATTTCCAGAGATGGTAATTTTTGTATCCTTCTTGTCATAGATATCTAAATCTCCTTTGATTCCATAATTCCTAGATTCTTTTTTTACTTTAACATCCCCTTGTTTGTTTGTTCCACCTTTAATTGAAACATTGGGATATAACTTTAGTTTACTAAAGTTGGACACTAGAAAACGCCTTTAAAATTCATACCTTGCATTGCCATACCACCACCTCTAACTTTAATTGTTTTTAAAGTTTTAGCTTGTTTAGCATGTAACTTAGAAGCTTTATTTAAACCCTTAATTACTTTTTTAATTTTCATTTCTCCACCAGTATTCATATTATTAATTTCTTTTTTTAGTTCTTCTAGTCTATTTTTTTTCTTTTTCTTATTTTTTACTTGTGTTGATTCTTCTTTCTTTTTTTTCTTGCTAAAAATACCAAAACCACCACTCATCATTTTTTTCATACCTGATTTCTCCAATCTACCCATCGCTGATCGTGAACCTGCATCTACAGCCATTCCAACTTTTGCTTTCTTAGGTCCCCAATCTTTTCTTTTTACTCCTGATGGATCTTTTGCTTTACCTGCACATATTTTTGATGCATAGGCATTAGCATAAGCTGATGGATAAACTTTAAATTTTCTTTTTGCAGCTGATTTGCCTCTAGCACATAATTTTGTCATATTTTTTGCATTCCTGGATTAGTTGATAATATATTTTTATTTGCTCTAGGTCTAGATACTGAATCTTTACTTCTCTTACGAAGTTGAGCTATTGCAGATTCTTTTAACGCTCTTTCTTTTCTTAATTTTTGTAAGTCTCTTTCTAAATTCATTTTTTGTATCCTAACCCTGTTGCTCTATTTCCATATAATTTATTCCAAGACCATGAAGTTAACTTAGTTGACCAGTGATATATAAATGTTACTAAATATCTCATTTCTTATCCTTATTCATTCCGCCCCTGAAGATCTGAGTTCCCTTAATACCGTAGATGCTCGCCACGACAAGGATCCATAAATTTGTGAACCAGCTCGGAAGCTGCGAGAACATCTCGAAGAACAATTTTACCTTGTCCATCGCTCCTGGATCATCACTTATGACAGCCCAACTCAGGACTGCTATTGGCGCTGACAAAATTATTAAAACTGCCTCGTCCTTCCAGTCTGAATTTCTTGATTCTAAAAGTTTTCCTTGGTAAGCTTCCTGACCTTCAGCCATTTTTCTTGCGTGCATCATTTGTGCGTCCGCCATCAGCATCTTTGTCTCTTGACGCTTCTTGAAGATGTGCGTACCTGCTTGTGCCGCCAATTTTATCGCGCTTAACCACATAATATTTATCTTGCCTCCTTTGACTCATGAATTCTATCATCTTATCCATTACAAGGAAAGCCCTGTAACCATTGACTCTCCATCTCCAGGTCGGAGTATGGTGTGGTTTTCTTATTTTGCAAGGAAACATCTGACCTTTGAACATATCTACAAATTTTTGTAGTGTATCTTGATCTGTCATCTCTATTGTGCAGGCAAATTCTTTTTTTCTTCCTATTCCCTTTGACCAAATGCCAAAACTTCCTTCTCCATCAAATATTCCAGCTAAAAAAATTAACTTAGACTGTACTGGAAGACTTTCGTATGAGTTTTTTGGTGTATTGCTTAACACTTTTAAACTTCTTTCGGGTTAGTCCTTGTGAGTTTGGCCCTTTTTTAGGCGGTGGGCCGTAACGTACGCCTCCACTTAATCCTTTTTCATTACTTCTTGGCAATTTTTTCTCTCGCTACTGCTAATCGTTCGTCAGACTGTTGTGATTGTTCGCTTAACTTATCGTATTGGAAATCTAATCTCGATGCTTCTTGTTGCATATCCATTTGTGCTCTCATTTTTGTCTCTTCCGATTTTCTTTGAAGATCCATAGCTTTTAAATCTATCTCTTGCTGCTTTAATTTTACAAGTGGGTCTTGTTTTCCTGCTGCTTGTTGCATTTCCCCTTGAATTAATTGTTCTGTAATTTCTGCAACAGCAGTGGCGACTGCTTTATCAAACCTAATTTTAAATTCTTGTGGATTTGATTGTTGTAGCATGACCATATTAGGATCATTCATTAATTGTTCTCTAACTTCTTGTGTTGCCTTAAACGAAACATGATCAGAAATATGAGATTGTAATAAAGCATAAACAGGTGGATTAATTTGAACCATTCTAGATTGCATAAACGCCATGTGAGCTGCAATATGAGCATCGTGATCTTGGAATTCAAAAGCAGTTAGTAGTTGCATCTGTAGGGCACGTGCATTTTCTTTTGCTGGATCCATTGGTTCGGGAGCCGGTGGCGGTGGTTTCAATAATGCTTCAATTTGTTTGGTACCTAACGCTTCATAAACCCTTCTGTATGCCTCATGAATATTGTGTATCTGTGGATTTGATTGTGCTACTTGTAGCTGTGTTTGTGCAAGCATAACTCTTTGAGCCATGCTCATAATATTTGGATCAGCGACCGGTAAAATATCTACCTTGTTATCAAAATCTTGTGCTTTAATAATTCTTGGACCACCATAAACATCGTAAGGATATTCCGGGGGTAAAAACTCACCCATAATTCTAGCTAAAATTTTAAATTCTATCTTCATCGCGTAGTAACAACGCTTATGGACACCACTCATTACACGTGATCCTCTTTCCATCATAGCAACTGTAGTACCAACCGCTCTGTTTTGAGCATCATTACCAATATTGTTATCTGTTATTGCTGCAAATTTTTGTCCTGCTTGAACTAAGAAACCTAAAAGTTGAAATAAGGTAGTTGAAGGTTCTGTAAAGGGTAAATTAAAAAATTGATCTCTTATATTTCCACCAGGTGCATCAACATCTCTAAACTCTCCTGGTTGAATTGGTTGGTCATCATCTCTAACTCTAATACCACGTGATTTAAATCCTGCTGGTAAATTTTTTAAAGTACCTGCATCTATCAATTGTCTTAAAGATTGTGTTGCAGCTCTAGATAAACCACCAATCATATGTGTAAGGCCAAAGCCGTAAAAACCTAAACCAGGTAAAAATTTATAATGTACAAAATATTCTATTCTTTTGTATGTAGGATCATCTGGTCTGTAGTTTCTATAGATAGATAAAATTTCATTTGAACCTTCATCAATAGTTACAACATAAGGGATCTTAATACTCTTAGCTCTTGAATCAAATTTTTCATAATCGTCTAAATGTAAATCAACATGCATTTCAAGAACAGTATTTAAAGTATCATCCCCTGTATTTTTAACACCCTCTAACTCATTAATTTTTTCTTGCACGTTGTCCGTTGTCTCGTTGCTGTTAGCCAACTCTACCTCACGGTAAAAACCTGCTGCCATTTGTTTTAAGACTTCATTTTCCGTCATCTTTTGAACGTGTGTAATTCTATCCGTATCTTTTAAATCGGAAGCATAATAAGGAACCACTAAATCTTCTGCGGGAATAAATTTAGATACAGGCCTTTGCATTAATGAATCGTAATAGATTTTTTTAAAAGTGCTACCGGACAACGGTAGGTAAAAAAGCATCTGGTCCATATCCGTTGTATACTCTTCCATCTTCTCCATTAACATGTAGTTCATGTACTCTTTAACTCTATCTGCTTGTGACTCTATTGGTGGAGTTTGCACTCCTACAATTTGAGTTCT